ATTAATTTTTGAGCTTCATCACCTCGTTTTAAGGCAGCAGATTCTGCTCTTTGTTTGTCTACCGCAGCTTTCTTATCTGCCGCCTCTTGGTCTTTTTCGGCCTTTAAATCAGCTTTAATCTCTTCTTTCTTTAGCCTAATTTTTTCTTCTAGTGCAGCGTTTGCTTTTTGTTGTTCAACTGTCCCACCTTTTACAGATGCCTTATATGCGTCTAATTCTGATCCGCTTAAGGACAGCAAAGATAATTGATGTTGCAAACTTGCGTTATAAGATTCTTGTTCTTCTTTAAGTTTGTTGTTAGCTTCGTTTAAATCGTCTATTTTTTCTAATCGTTCTTTTTCTTTATCTATATTTGTTTGTGTAGATATTGCCAATTTTATTTGTTCGTCAGTTGCACCAGACATTGATGCTTTGTATTTAACAAGCTCAACATTAGTCATGCCTAAAGTAGTCAGTTCTTCTTCTAAATTATAAAGTAAATCAGAGGTTGCATCTGTTAAATCATCAGTTTGTTCAGATAAATTTTTATTTGATCTTTCTAAACCAAGAATTTTAGATCGCAAATCATCGGTCTTTTCCTGCGCTGTTTTTGAATAATCAACATAATTCTCAAAACTTTCAATTGTACCGCCAACGGTATTTGTTAAATTGTCATATTCTTTCTGTAATTTTGCTATTTGTACGTTATTTTCTTCTATTTCTTTTATTGCAAGCGCACGTTGCAGCCTTTTTGCTTCATTTCCTAATGAATCAAAACTATTATTTAAATCGTTCATTTCAGCATCTAAGCGTTTCATTGCTTCGCCAGTGCCTGTTATAGCTTTAAATAATAAACCGCCAAGTATTGATCCAAACGCAATTACCGCACCTAACACAGCACCACCTGAACCAAATATCGACGCTATTTGCGGTCCCTGTTGACCCAAAATCATAAACGCATCTGTTCCCATTTGCGCTTGTACTGCAACGTCTTGTAACTGCCAGGATAATTGTTGGGTAGAGCCTCGCATCGCTCTAAATGCACCGTTAGTTTCGCCAGCTGACATAGATGCAAATCTTGCAGCATCAGCCTGTTGTTTCATTGCTTCTGCGTTTTTCATTGCAGCTTGCGCGGCTTTTAACTGGGCATCGGTTGCGCCTTTTGCCTTTAAATCTAATATTTTTATTTCATTTGCAGATTTGCCAGCATTTCTAGCTTGCCTTTCAAACTGCTTGGTCAACTTTTTAACTGATTGATCAAGAGTTTCAGTTGTCTTTTCGGTTTTTTTGCCTGACTTGTTAAGTAATTCTAAATTACCCGTAGCAGTGACTACACCCTTACTATCAACGCTGATAACTAACTGTGAAATATCAGCCATAATTATTAACCTCTTGAGAGTGTAAAGTGTCTAAATGACAAATTGTGTCAATTTCAAAGACGCTAAGATCGCCATATATCTGCATATAAGCGTTGATTTCAGGAAAAGAGATAGAATTTTCACTAGAATTCTTCAATTCAACAAAAATAGACCACAAATAATTTAGTTTTGGGTCTAATTTTGGTGCGTTTTCTAATTCTTTAGGTTTCTTGCCGATAGATTTTGCAATTTGCTTTAGATTATTTATCCGACTAACTTTTGAACCTTTGTCATAACCAAGCGACCAAAATTGCCACTTAGCATATTTACCTAGTTCTTTTGTTAGTCTTTCATAAAATTTTTGCGGTCTGCAATAAACTGGTCGATCTGTTGAGTCACACTAGGAGCATTTGCATATAATTCTTTTGCTTTTTCCGCACTAAAAATTATATCTTTGTCACCATCTTTAAGCCCACGCCAATCTTTTGTTATTGCAACTAAAAGATCAATTTCACCGCCCTCTTCCTCATTTAGCAAAGCTCTGTGATACTTACGTACAGCCTTTCTGTAAGCCTTTGAGTCAATGCCCTTTAGGGTTATGTAAAAATCGGTTTCTTTGCCATCTAAGGGGCTTACAATGCGTATTTCAGCCCCTTCTTCATGCGCGTCTGCTGTACACAGTTGGTTAATGTCCATTATTGTCCTCGATCTATTAAATTAAGATGGTACGCGAGTAATTTTGATTTGTGATGCATCACTAGAATTGTACAAAGCAACAAAATCTAACGTTACCGTAATGGCTTCAGGACCAGATACTTCAGGATTACCAGAGTTATACTTAATGTTAGGTAAGCTAAAGATGTAATCATTGCCAGCTGCATCTGTTAGCGTAAATTGAATAGCAGATGAAGTTTCACTAATAAACTTGTCAATAAGTGTTGTATTTTCAAAGTAGGCAGTGACCGATCCTGTAACACTAGACTTACCAATAGACGGTAACAGCGTATCAGCAGAACCAACAACGTATAATGCTTCCATTCCGTTGTCTATTTGCAATTCTAACGCTGTAATAACAGCAATAGCAGAACCACCTTCAGTAATTGAGCCAGTAAATGAGTCAAAAGGTGCTGTTGTTGTCTCTGCGCTGTACGTAGAACTACCTAGTGCAGACCCAGATGTAGTAAATCCAGAGCCAATAACGCCAAAAGAGCCTGTAACCATAGAGTTAGGTGCTACGTTTAACGACATATAGTTAAATTGACAGCCAGTAGAGCGCAAATACTTGCTAATATCTTGATGATAACGCTCTACGGTAAAGCTTCTGCGAGTTGTACCAGCTTTAAGTACGTTAGTTGACCAACTTCCGCATAAAGTGGCTTCAATTAACGCATCTAAGCCGCCATAAGACATTTCAAAGTTAATATCACCAGTAACAGACTTATTGCCATGTCTAAAATGAGCAATTTGACGATCCTCACGCAATTCTTCTGATTCAACCGCATCTTTTGACAGACCTAAAGTTGTACCAGTGTGACGAATTGGTGTAAATCCTGGGGACGATGGAGTTGTGCCAAATGTTGATTCAAGAACATAGGCAAGATTGTGGCGTGAGCCAGTTGCAATAGTCATATTTTACCTCGGAGTGATATGAGCCATATAGTTAATAGAGATTGAAATAACAAAACGATCTTCGTCTTTTATCCCTGTGTTTCTTGATACATTACCAAGCCGTATTGTTTTGCCATTTTTAGATAAATCTGTACCACGTTTAAAGTGATCGGCTATTGCATCGGCTTTTGTTTCTGCTTCACCACGCCCTAAACCACTAGGCGCAAAGATATCTATTTGGTAAATCCCTAAGTATTCATCAATACCGTTTGTGCCTAAAGCCGCCTGTATCGTAGAGGCTGGCAAAATAGTAGGACGTAAATACAACGTATTTTTGACAGGAGTAAATGGTGTGTTTTCCCATGCAATTGGAGAATATCCAGCAAGGGAACTTAATCTAGTGTCTAAAGCGGAGCTTATGTCTGCAAATATTGTAGTCATGCTGCCACCTTAGATAATGCTTTTGCTAATTTGTTTTGGAACTTGCTAACGCTAACTCTTACCATTCCTTCAGGTTTTTGTATGTGCGACCAACTTCCATATTCAATTCTCTCGCCATAGGGCAAATTATTAGTCAAAAATATTGGTTGATCTGGCTGCGCGCTGTAAACCACCGATGACATTGCAGAAATTGTAGCCGTATCAGTGGTAATTGCTGTTAATTGACCAGATGCTGACGAATCTAAAGTGCATTGCCAGTTACTTTGCAAACTCCCAGGTTTATAGTCAGCTGGCGCTGGATACTTCCACAAAGATGGATCGCCAATAGGTGTTTCCCTGATAATCTCAGAAAATAGGTCAATAGCAGACTCTTGCACAACATCAGAAAGCTTTGCCTTTGTTTTTTCGGCAAATTCTTTAAGATCGACAGTGAAGGTCATAAAAAACATCCGTCCCAGAAGGTGATTCAGTCTTAATTCCCATAATCCGATATTCAACTGAATCGAATGTTATAGAGTCATTAATTATTGGTATTGTTACGCCTGACTGCATTAAAAGACGTACATCATTCTCTTGCACGTTCTCTCCGGCCTTTTCCATAGCGTTAAATTGCGCTCTAACAGCTTTTACCGTAAAAGTGTCAGTAAGACCTGTAAAATATTTGCCGCTTGCAGGGTCGAATCTACGACCTTCATTTCTTGTTATGGTTGCAGTAGCGCCAAAATTTGTAATAAGACTTGTTGCTGTTTTTTGTAGCGTTTTGTAATCAAACACGAATCACCCTACTCGATCTATGGGTGATCTTTGCTAGTTTAGTATCGACAGCTTTTAAAAACGTTACGGCTCTAGCTGAATCAGAATACTCAACTTCTAAACTGCCTACTTTTTCTTTAGAAGTTTCTCTAGCTTGATTGTCAAGTGGATCAACGCCAGCACCTACGGCTATAGCGGTTTCCATTTGAGCATCTTTTAATAATTGAGGTATTTCAGAGGTTGAAACACTGTAGTCATCGACCATTACCCCATAACGAGGCCACATCAAAGCTTGGGCGCTAGTGCTTTTAGTGCCTAAAAAATCTTTGCTTTCTATATAATCCATAGCCCTTATTAGCAAGACAGCGGCAGTACCAGTAACAGTAAGACCTCGATCTGTTGCATAAGTTGTAAGGTCAGCTTCACTTACATACGAATTAGAAGTTGCAGATCCTGAACCTGTTTCAACGACGATTGTTGCCATAATATAAATCCATTAAAAAAGCCCCACCCTAAAAAGAGTGAGGCTAATNTTATTTACCCAAGTAACAATGCAGTATGCTCTGGCTTGATGTTTTTAACACCCCAAGCAAGACCAACTTCATAACGTACTTTTCTGTAGCCTTTGTACATGGAGAATTCCATAGCTAGACCAGAACGCGGATCAGTAATTACGATCACATCTGAAGCCATGTCACCCTCTAATGGACGGGCTGGAGCGCGAGATGCAAGAACAATAGCAGAACGGTTGAACGCCATGTTTCTAGCAGATGCCGCAACAGCAGTTACTCGCTTAGTTGCAGCAGACATAGCAACGCGCAATCCTGGAGCAGCG